CCAGAGCCTGAGCCAGAGCCCGAGCCTGAGCCCGAGCCTGAACCAGAACCCGAGCCAGAACCCGAGCCAGAACCCGAGCCAGAACCCAAGCCAGAACCCGAGCCTGAGCCAGAACCCGAGCCTGAGCCTGAACCCGAGCCAGAACCCGAGCCTGAGCCAGAACCCGAGCCTGAGCCAGAACCCGAGCCTGAGCCTGAACCCGAGGATGAGGACGAGGATGAGGACGAGGACGAGCCGCCTAAAAAGCCTGAGCCGCCCAAGCCGCCTAAAAAGCCACCACCTAAAAAGCCGCCGCCAAAGAAGCCGCCGCCAAAGAAAAAACCTGTGCCCCCACAGCAACAGGCGGGGCAACAACGCGTGGATGTAAAAACCCCCGAAGGCAAAGATATTGAGTATATTTACGACTTTGAAAGCATATTTGCTAACAAGCCGGAACAAAAGCCAAAGAAGATGGCCAAGGGCGGTGCAGTCAATGAGGCACTCAGCGTAAACGACGAGTTAATCAGAATTTTGAGAGGATAAGATCATGGGCGAAGACGAATATTACGGCGATAGGACAGACGATGCGTCTTATGAAGACCCGTATGAGTACGTTCCAGAAGCGTACAATTATGACGCGGAAGCTAGCGCCGCTTTAGGTAACTACCTATCAACAAATTTTCCTGAGTTATCCGGAGACCCTGCATTAGCTACCCAGTTAGGCGGTGTGCTTCAAAATGTAGGCGCTGACGCATTTAACGCGTTAAAAAATACGTTCCTGAAGGACGGTAAAGTTGACTGGCGTTCTGTAGCAGGGGCGGCAGGTGGCCTATATGGTCTGTACCAAGCCAATAAGCCCCAAGAAAAAGTTGGCTACCAAGGCAAAATTCCTGAATACACTGCGGTACGTGAACGCGTTCCTATGACGTACGACCCCACGCGACGCCCCGGAAGTTCTGGACAACAATACTTTACTGCCCCTAGTTTTGTTAAAAAGGGTGATACCACTGCAATAGATGCGGCACGTTCAGCGGCATTAGAACAAGCCACTGCAATGGCAAGCGCCAACACTGCTAACCCTGCGCGTCAATCTCTCCCTGCTTCAACTCCAGTTACATCGCCCGCAGGTGGCGGTACAGCCGCCGTTATGCCTCGCCCCGCATCCAGCGTTATTCAGGATTTGCCCGTGCCAAAATATGCGGCTGGTGGTATTGCAGGTATGGCGCAGGGTCGATATTTAGGTGGCGCAACTGATGGAATGGCTGATAAAATTCCAGCACGAATTGGTGGTAAGCAAGAGGCAAGATTAAGCCACGGTGAGTTTGTTATTCCTGCGGACGTTGTAAGCCACTTGGGTAACGGAAATTCCGAAGCCGGTGCAAAACGTTTGTATAGCATGATGGACAAAATTCGTACGGCTCGCACTGGCACAAAGAAGCAGGGTAAGCAGATCAACCCCGATAAATTTTTAGCGTAAGGTACTAATATGGCAGCCCCAAACACTACAGGCGCAACAGGTCAGACTGGCACAACCGTACCCGCAGACCCAATGGTAGGTTTAGAGACCGGACGGGAGTCTGCGCTTTCAAACTATATTGGCCCTTACGTCACCGAGATGTTAGGGCGCGGTCAAGCCCTTGCATCTGAGCCGTATCAAACGTATACCGGCCCACTGACTGCCGGTGCATCTAACCTACAGACACAAGCGTTTCAAGGTCTAGCAGGATTAACTATCCCTACAAGTAGTATGGGCGCGTTTACCCCTCAGACGTTCACGGCAGACCAAGCCAAGAACTACATGAACCCGTACCTTGAGGCGTCTCTTAACCCTCAGATTGCAGAGATGCGCCGTCAAGCTGACATTACACGCGTTGCTGATGCAGGGCGCCTCACTAAAGCCGGTGCGTATGGTGGCTCACGCCAAGCAATCATGGAGTCTGAGGGCAATCGTGCATTGATGGATAAGTTGTCAGGCATAACTGGTGCAGGTTACAAAGATGCTTACGACAAAGCCATGGGGCAGTTCAACGTAGAGCAAGGTCGTGGTCAGACTGCACAAGATATGGCTAATCAATATGGCCTAGCGGCATTACAGAAACAGACTGATGTTGGTGGTATTCAGCGCGGTATTGAATCTGAAGGTCTTACTGCTGACAAGACACAGTTTGAGACTGAACGTGACTACCCACTTAAGCAAGTACAGTACATGCAGTCGTTACTCCAAAACTTACCGCTGGCAACACAACAGTACTCGTACAACCAACCTAGCGCAATTTCACAGGCTGGTAGTCAGTCTGGTGGATTGATGGATATGTACGATCGTTTGTTTGGTGGTCAGCCTGCGGCTAAGAAGTAAGGACTTAATATGATTGACCAAGAAGTCGCGTCACGCGTTCAAGAATTTAAAGGTAAGCCACAGGAACTGCAACAGCAGTACGCGGCGTCCCAACAACTAATTGACCTGCTCGCACTGCAAAAGATTAAGTCGATGCAGGAAGCTGCGGCACGCCAAATGCAGTTGCAAATGGCTCAACAGCAAGCCGCCAACGGCGAGGCTAGTTCGACTATAGCCGAGCAACGCGAAAAAGAAGTCATGGACATGACCAAGCAAGAACTTGCTAGTCAGCGCGGCGAGTTACTGCAACAGGAACAGACAGAACAAAAACAAGCCATGCAGAAGTTAATGGGCGGTATCACAAACGCCCAAGGCGCTGCAAGTGCTATGGAGCCTAAAGCCATGGCCGCAGGTGGTATTGTTGCGTTTGATAATGGTGGCTCAACTAACAAAGACGAGCAAAAGAAACGCAAAGAAGGCGAAAGCCTTTCCGACTTTAACGCACGTATGTTGCAGTTGGAACTAGAAGAGAGAAAAGCGCAATCGGTAAAACGTGACGCAGACCGCGAAGCGGAGCGCCAACGACTATTGGCCGAACGTGGTGGCGCAGCCATCCCTCCTAGCCGTCTTTTTGATCGCGCGCCATTACCTGCTTCGGTAAGTCCTCCTGCCGCACCACAACGCGGTTTAGGCTCACTCCCCCCTGCCGCACAGCAGCCCCCTGCTGACGTTAATGCAGAGACTCAAAAACTTGCACGTTTAGCGGCTAATCCCCCAGCCGCACAGAATACAAACCCTGCTTTGCAACCCGCCGCACCTATGGCTCCTCCACAGGCGGCGCAACAACCCCCCATGCCTGCCGCACCGCGCCCCCAAGCGCAACAAGGTTTAGGTGGTTTACAGATGGGCCCACCAGAAGATTCGTTAGGTACCGCGTTGCGTCGTCAGTCTATTGCGGCAATGAACGTCGACCCAAAGGCGGAAAAGTTGGCGGAAGAAGCGCGTGTTGAAGGACGTCTAAAGATGACGCCCGCACAGCGCGGTGTACATGAAGAAGGTATTGCAGGGCTCAAGGGTATGTACGATCAAGACTTTGATCCTGAAATGCTACGCCGCGAAGGTATCAAGCGCTACTTGCTTGGTATGGGTGGCCGCAGTATGGGTGAATTTGCTGGTGGCGCAGGTAACGCCATGGACTTTGATACCCGTCAGAAGGCGCAGAAACTTGCACGCTTTAAAGACCTGCAAGAAAAACGCGAAGGTCTTGTTAGCCTTGAGCGTGAGCCAGTTAAATCTGGAATCGAGGCTGGGTTTAAAACGTACGAACAAGCCGGTAATACTCAACGCACAGGACTTACTGCCGGTGCTAACGTGTATGGCACTGAGACTCAGTCTAAAGACAACGCCGCGATGCGTGAGATTGAGAGACTTAAAGTGGGCGCTCAGGCCGCCGCGACTGCCGCACAACGTGACGCAAATGACTTTGCCAAACTGAGTGGGCACCTGAGCACTATCACAAACAACCGTGCACGTGCCGAGAATGCCGTGGTTAAGAGTTTCCAAAAAGATGCGCAAGCAATCGAGATGGCGCTCATGGCTAACCCCAAAGATAAAGAAGCCTTGGGTAAAAAAGCCGCGTTGCAGTTGGAGATTGATGCCGCCGTAGATAAAACTACTAAACCTTTTGACTTGCTGGCCTCATCTATTCAGGCTAAACTTTACGGTGGTGGACAGGGCGGTCTCGGAGGATTTACTGTCCGCGAGAAGCCTACAAAATAAGGAATAGATATGCCGCTGTACGAGATAACCGCACCGGACGGGAAGGTCTATGAGATTGAAGGCCCCGCTGGTGCCTCGGAGCGCGACCTAGTCCTAGCCACGCAACGCCACATCCGCGAACAGCAGACCGAGGATATTGCCCGTCGCCGTGCGGCACTGAGCCGTCAACCGGAACCCACGCCTGAAACCACGTTTGGTGGTAACGTCAAGGAATTCTTTAAGGGAGTTGTCCCCGGTGCGATTGGCTTGGCCGAGACCGCAGGAACTGGTATCGCAGCGTTGTTACCTGACGACACCGAGAAGTCAGCACGGGAAAAGATTAAAGAAATTGCTGGCATTGCCAAAAAACCTTTTGAAGCAGGAGCAGGGTACGAGGACTCTATTGGTCGCAATCTTGGTCAAGGTCTAGGCTCAACACTACCGTTCTTTGCACTTGGCCCACTGGGTCTAGCGGGGCGTGCCGTAGGTTCAGGTCTTGGTGTTGCTGCAGGCGCGGGTGAAGCCCGTGAAGCCGCTGAAGCCAAAGGCGCTACTGGAAGCGAACGAGCCATGGCCACCGCACTCGGTGCGCCTACTGGTCTGCTTGACATCTTGGCTCCACAGATCAAACCATTTAAGAGTTTGATGGGTACTGCCGTTGCACGGGGCGGTATTGAAGGTGCAACAGAAGCGGCACAGAAGATTGCACAGAACCTGATTGCCAAAGGTGTGTACGACCCCAGTCAAGAAATTCTTGTGGGTTCTGGTGAAGAAGGTGCGTATGGCGCAGGTGTTGGTGCACTGGCCAGTTTGATTGTTGACATGACAATCGGTCGTAAGGCACGTCGCGCACAACTTGGTTTGGACACAGAACAAGCACCCCCACCCGCAGGTGAGGAAAAGAAACCACAAGCCCAACAACTGCTTGGATATGACGCACAGCCATTCACTCCAGTCATCATGCCGGACGGCTCTGTCATCACAAGTCGCGCCGATTACGACGAATATCAGACGGGCAAACAAGCCCAGTCCCGCCAACGCGAAGCCGACTTACGCTCTTCTGACCCCATGGCAGGTATGTCTGAGTTTGACCGCAACCTTGCAAGGAGCGGAAAGCAGGCAGCGCTGCAGGAGACCTTTGACGAAGTACAGCCTGACTTGTTTGGAGATACATTACCACCGAAGACTCCCCGGGAGCAGCAGGTAGATGAGGCCGCGCCAGTAAAGGACGAGCGGCAAGGTGAGTTGCCACTGGTAGGTGGCCGTACCCAAGAGCAACAGATCATTGAGATGATCGCTGATGAAAAGAATCAGAAAGAAGTTGACAGGGTAAAGCAAGCCGCCGATGCACGTAAGGCCGAAGAAGATAAGGTCAGTGAGACTGCACGTTTAAAGTTTGAGTCTGACCTTGCCGAGATGGACGACAAGATTAACCGCAAGGAACAAAAGTCAACCGAAGACCGCAGACTGCAAGTTCTCTTGCCAATGATCAGCAATCCTGACATTAAGAATGTTGGTGCCGCATTTCAAGCCGAACTCAAACGCCAACGTTACGCAAACACAACGCTAACAGAGCGTGAACAAGAATTAGTCAAACGCTCAGAAGACTTTAAAGCCGCAGAACCTGCCGCCCCCGAAGTCGAGCCATCTGCACCTGCCCAGAATCAGGCAATGGAAGCATTGATTCCTGAAAAGAAAACAGGGCGTGTACAGGAACAGCCTAGTTTCCCGGGCATGGGTAAACCAAAAGGCCCCGCACCCCAAGCCTTCTCTGATGAAGAATTGGAAGGGCAAGCCGCCCCATTTGGCACTGTGTTAACACCTGAGATTCTTGACCGCACCGGATTACCCAAGCAGTCAGGTTTCTATAAGCAGTTACTAAACAAGGACATGGCTGACCCCGCACAGCAACCGCAAGTTGCGGATGTGTTGGTGCGTGTACGTAGTAACCCTAATCTTTCCCCCGCAACCAAGCAAGCCATTGAGGGCGTTGCAATGCAAGCCTTTGGCGGTCTAGCCAAACAAGGTGAGATGTTCGGCCCTCGCGGTAAGGTCTTAGCGCCTGTTTCTAAGGAGAAAACAAATGCCGCGCCACGAAAGCCAACTACCCCTAATGCAGATGCCGATAAAGCAACTGGAACTAGCGATGCAGATAGTAAACAAAGCGAACAACCGAAGAAGCCTGTTCGACCCGCTAGTGATACCACAGGAACTAAAGCACCTACAAGCACTGGAGTGGCAAGCGGTGAGCGACCTGCTGGAGTCTCTGGAGACAGAAAAGATGTGGGAAAACCTCCACTAAAACCTGAAGGTAAGCCTGAGACTACGACTAAATTTGAAACTAAGCCTGAGACTACGACAACATCTAAGCCCAAGGCTACGGCTACCACAACGTCTGCGCCCAAGACCACTACTGCACCAAAGGCTACAACCGCACCCGATGCGGAGAAAAAGCGGACAAGTGGCGGAGAAAAAGCGGAGAAAAAGACTGAAACTAAACCCGAGGGTAAACCCGAAGGTAAGCCTGAGATCAAGGGCGTGGTCAAAGACTCTGCCATGTATGACGCACTAGCCTCGGAAGACAAAGCCAAGGCCATCGACTTCCTTGCGGCAGATATGTACAACGCGATGTACCCGCAAAAGAACGCAACGAAAGTTCTTAACGAAATCAACAGTCAACTGGTGGCTGGCGAAATTGTCGATCCAAAGTTTGGCAAAGAAGGAGATCACGTGCCCGGGATGGGCGGTAAGCATGCCAAGGCATACTTTGATTCCCTGAGTGACACCGATCGTAAGGCCCTGATCGACCGCTTACAGTACTACTTCATAACAAGTGAGGTAAAGACTTCCGCACGTTTGGCGGAACTTAATGCACAGCAAGCCCTTGCCCGTGGCATACAGGAGCAGATGGACGGTGAACTTGACTTACTCAAGGATGCCGTTGCTTTAACCCGCCCCTTGCATCCGGCCATCATTGCTGTGGCTAAGTCGGGCAACCTGCTCGGCGCGCTTCGCATGATTTCAAACTTACAACTTGGCCGTGCATCCACTGCCGCACAGCGTTTGTCTGAAGTTATTGGGGGTACAAAAATTAAGTTTGTGAAGAACTTAAAGAACGCATCCGGCCAATCCGTTGCAGGGCGCTACGACCCCAAGACAGACACAATCAGTATTAACGCTGACTCGATGCTTGACATCCACACTTTGCTTCACGAAGTAACGCATGCCGCCACGTCACATGTCCTAGATAACAAGTCACATCCTTTAACTAAACAACTTACAGAGTTGTATAACAATGTCAAAGGCTCACTAGACACAGCGTATGGCGCGCAATCGTTAGAAGAATTTGTGGCTGAAGCGTTTAGTAATCCTGAGTTTCAGTCCAAGTTATCTGCCATCAACCCCAAAGGCGAGCCAATTTCTGCATGGCAGCGCTTCAAGACAGCAGTTGGAAACTTCATGCGTCGCTTGATGGGTATGGATACAAAGAGCCCAAGTTCCGCGCTCGACGCTACCGATGCGTTGATTAACGAGATTCTTTCCCCCGCTCCCGAGTCCCGCAGTGGTGATATGTTGTACGCCGCCGCTATGCAAGGTAAGGGCGCAAAAGTCCTTGATGGATTGAGCGAACGCTACCACAACCTGCCGTACATCAACGAGGAGTGGAAGGGTCGCACCCACGAGTTCTTCACGGGAAGCGCACCCAATGCAATCAAAAACATCGTACGTAGTGCTTTGCCGCTGAACGCGTTGGTTGACGTTGCAAAGAAATACATCCCTATGGCGGGTAAGTTGGACGTACTTGTGGGCGAACGCTCCGGTGCAGAGAACGCCCGTAGTCAAGCTATCGAGCCAATCATTGAGCGCGTGGAGAAGTGGGCAAAGACCAACTCCGATAAGGTAGACGCTCTGAACACCGTCATCTATACAAGTACGTTGGAACAAGTTGACCCATCCAAACCTCGCACCACATACGCCAAAGACGCAGAAAAGTTAAAGGCTTGGGATGCAATGCAAGCCGACTGGCGTAGCCTTGGTGAAAGCGGACAATCTGTGTACAACCAGATGCGCGACACGTACAAAAAGATGTACGATCAAGTTAAGGACGTGCTTGATGCACGAATTGACTCCGCTATCGACGACAAAGGCACCGCCAACAAGGTCAAGGCCGAGGTATACCAACGCCTGTTTGCAAGCGGCAGTATTGAGCCTTACTTCCCATTGACTCGTTCGGGCAAATACTGGCTGTCGTACAGCGCGGTTGACCCACGCAACGGCAACAAAGAGTTTTACGTCGAAGCGTACGAAACATCGTACGCCCGTGATCAGGCAATCAAAGAACTCAGGGCTGACCCAAAAGCCAAGGCTGACGATATTCAGAAATTTGCCAACGCAAACCAGATCAACTATCGCAAGGCACCTGCTACATCGTTTGTGAATGGTGTGTTACGTACGCTGGAAGCCAACAAGGTGGACGCTAATGTCACTGAGGAAGTGATGCGTTTGTTCCTGAACACTCTGCCTGAAACATCGTTTGCTCAGTCGTTCCGTCGACGCAAAGGCACGCTTGGTTTCCAACACGACGCCATCGGCGCATTGCGCACAAAGACGTTTAGCCTGTCTCGCCAACTCTCCAACATGGAGTACGGTCAGAAATTCGAGAAACTTCGCGCTGAGATCAAAGACTACGTCCGTAGCCAAGGCAACGACGAACAAGCCGTGCAATACATGGACGAATTGGATGCACGTATTGACTACGCCATTAGCCCCAACGTACCGCAGTGGTCTAAGTTAGCCACTTCGTTTGGCTTTAACATGACGCTCGGTTTTAACGTGTCGTCAGCTATCGTCAACTTAGCGCAAGTCCCGCTGGTTGTGATGCCCTACTTGGGTGGTAAGTACGGATACGGTGTTACGTCAGTTGCTATTGGCCGGGCCACTCGTATTTTTACTAACAGCGGATTTGACCGCGAAGTGGAGATGTTGGTGCCAACCGACAAGGGCGAGAAGACGGTGAAGGTCAAGGCTTTCCCATCCATAGACAACTATGACTTCTCCAAGCACCCTGAGTTGAAGCACCTTGAGACTTTGGTCAAAGTTGCCGGTGCCCGTGGTCAGTTGAACCGCTCGCAGATATACGACATCCTCGACGTGGGTGAAGAGAACAACCTGTTGACCAAGGTCAATGCCGCTTCCGGTTTCGTTTTCCATCATGGCGAACGCATGAACCGACAAGTCGCACTGATCGCGGCTTACGAGTTGGAACTCAATCAGATGCGCAAGAAGGGTCGCACCCTTGATGCCAAGGCCGAGCAGGAAGCCGCTGACTATGCAGTGTACGTAACAGAACTTACCAATGGTGGAACAGCCGCCGCCGCTGCGCCGCGTATCGCTCAAGGGCCTTTGGGTAAAGTTCTTTTCATGTACAAACGCTATGGCGTGTCCATGTACTACATGCTGTTCAAAACTGCACGAGATGCGTTGAAAGACCAAGACCCCGAAGTTCGCAAAGCCGCCATGAAACAGATTGCCGGTATCTACGCATCTGCCGCTCTGATTGCCGGTGCATCCGGTGTGCCAATGTTTGGTGTTGCCGCCATGATCTACAACATCTTTAAGGGTGATGATGACGACGACATGGACACAGCCGCACGTAAGTGGATGGGCGAGTTGTACTACAGTGGTCTTGGTAATGCCGTGTTCGGTGTAGAGATTGCCAATCGTGTGGGCTTGAGTGACCTGCTGTTCCGCGATACCACAACCCGTCCAAGCGATAGCGTCATGCTCAGTCTGATGGAACAAGCCGGTGGCCCTGTGCTCGGTGTTGCAAGTCGAATGGAACGCGGCCTGAAGTTGATCAACGAGGGCTACACTCAACGCGGTATTGAGCAGATGCTCCCTTCAGCAATGGGCAACATGTTGAAGGCCATGCGCTTTGGAACCGAGGGTGCAAACACCCTGCGTGGTGACCCCATCACTGGTGAACTTGGCCCATGGAATACGTTTGCTCAGTTCTTTGGATTTGCACCTGCCGAATACACCCGTCAGTTGGAGATCAACAGTTCACTGAAAAACATTGAGCGTAAGACAATGGAAGATCGCACCAAGTTACTGCGTAACTTCTACATTGCCACCCGCAATGGCGACGCGCAAGAACGCTCCGAAGTATTGAAGAAGATGCTTGACTTCAATAAAAAGCACCCGACTGCGGCAATTACGCCTGACACTATCGACAACTCCATGGCACAGCACATGAAGACATCGGCGGAAATGTATCACGGCATTACGATTAACAAGTCACTGCGACCCGAGTTGATGCGTAACGTCCGCGAGTACGACGACGAAGACGAGGAATAAAAAATCCCCCGCTTATTAGGGCGGGGGATAAACTCCGGTAAGGGAGAACGAAGGAGACAGGCAACCTGCTCGGTCGGGATAGTATCACAGTCGTCTCCAAATGCGAACCCCCCACCTGCCATCCTCAATGCGTGGGCGGTATTCCACCACCCAATAACGTCTTTGGGTAATATCGTAGACCTGCCGGACACATTCCAAAGTATTTATACATGGTATAAATACAGACCCACCGATCGGGAAGTTATCCCAATCGAGGACAAACCGCACCCCATCGGGTGCGAGATCGTCAAGGTGTAGCCTGTTTTTGGAAGAGCGCGGCGGTTGTCGCCATACTTTGCTCAGTTTCATCGTCCATAAATGATGAGCAGTCCACAGTAATCGCATCGACGGGCGGCCAGTTGGAATGGGTGCCTTTACCCAAACGAACCTTTTCCTTCTTTGCTTTCGTGCGTCCTGTTTTCAGACCATCAACAAATCCACCATAGTTGATCTGTTGTTTACCGCACCACTCTTTGAGCGGTTTGGGCAGAAGGTACAACCTTTTAATGTCGTACTCGTACCGAGCCACAAAGTTCATTCGTGGTACGGCTTCGGGGTGTATCAGATGATCTAGTCCCGTTGTTTGTTTACGTGCATCATCCGTACTCTTGATACGCAGGATGCCGTTGTAGTGATCAGCCAAGAAGTCTGTCAGGATGCTTTCAACATCAACACCCATCTCGGCCATGTCGGTACGTGCGTCTTGCATGACCTTGATAATCCACTGCACGATTCGTGCAATCTGCCAGTCAATCAGTCCCAACTTCTTAGCCAACATCAAGCCCGTGATTGAACGTGATGCTAAGACAGACCAAAAGCGGTTGTCGGCTTTGAGGCCAGCCGCTACGTCAATCTTGCGTTGAGTTGTTAGGGCGAGTTCTTTCACTGGCTCCAGATTGCCCATGACGTACTGGAGGAATGGCACAGCCGCTAACCCATAGTGTTCCTTTAGTGCGGCACTAAACTTATCTGTCTCTTCCTTGGTTTCGAAGTTGACAGGTACGGCTTTGTATTCCAGTACCCGTTGGGCTTCCGCTTGTGGCAGAGCCTTGTATAGTGCAACGCGCTCAATAATGCTGGTGTTGCCTGTCGTGCCGAACAAAGTTTTCCATGGCTTACCACGTACACGCTCAACGTTGCCCTTGGGCCCCATGCGATTACGTTGCATACCACTAGGAAGTTGATAGGCAAAATCAGACAGGTCTTTCGGTGCGGTGTTGGTCATCTCATCCATGTACACGCACAGGTTTTTGTAGACCTCAGCGCGATTCATCTTTGAGTTAAACGTATCCCGTTCTTGAAGCATGAGCAGATCAGGGTCACCCCATATCGAGGCGCCTGCCAACATTGCTGTTGTCTTACCAAGGCCGGAGCCCTTGCTGAATATGTGAAACGCCGCCGCATTGATTGGTTGAAACTCCATCAACACCGCACCGAATGACATACCCACAACAAACTGGTGCATCTCCATTCCCGCCCTGTTGTAGAACGACATGGTTTTCTTCCACTCTTCCAACGAACCTTTTGGGTTGAAGGCAGGGAATAGACCCGCAGTTGCACTTGAGGGTGAATTGATCTCCACGCGATCTTTGAACACTTCCATATTGCCAAGGCAAAAGGACGTGCCCTTGTCATCTGTCCAACCAAACTGTCTACGGGCTTCGTCAGCTTCAGCCGTAAACTGTAACTCGTTTACCCATCTCATTGTGTACTCCATCAACTCGCCTACGTTCAACACGGCAACGCCATGCGCGGCTAAGTATTTTCTGAACTCATCCTTCGTGCCCACCGCAGTCAGAGGTAACGTGAACTCACGCACCCCGTCTCTTGGCAGGTGCAACCTCATCACCAATGCTTCACCCAACTCGGGGTCTTTGAGGCGACGCACAACGTACAGGTCGTTGAAATAAACCATGACGTCTTTGTCTTCGCCCTCTGCGTTCTTGGAGTGCTTGAACACCCCACCATTCTTCCCACGGAAATACGGGTGTGGGTATTTGGGTATGCTGTACTTGATAGGGGGTTGCGTTATGGATACCAAGCGGCTTTTGTACCACTACGTTATCTTCTTCCTCAGCCTCTTGTACTTCTCGCCCAAGCGAAATGGGTGACTTGATCTTGCCCCAATGTTGACAGTTCGTGCAGACATCAGGGCGGTACTCATTAAAGCGTTCGCACAGGTATGGGCCTTTGATCAGGTCAACCTTGGCTTCGGTACGCTCGGCAGTGTATTCCTCATGGTTGCTCGAAATCTTGTGGATGGCTTTACCACCATCAACACAGAACTTAGCAATAGATAATGCGGCTCGCCACAGTGGTTCGGAGATGTTGTTTTGATTCATCACCGCTTCGCCAATCTGCGCACACCCACTACCTGCCTGAGTCTTAATCAGAATGGTTTTGAAACGGCTGACGTAACTGCCCGACAGGGCTTGCATCATCGCGTCCGCTTCACGGGGTGCGTACTTCTTGGGTGCAAGCGGTACGTCATCGTCTCCAATCAAGTTGCAGAACAACTCAAAGGGAATTGGGTCAGCAGGGGAGCCGACAAACACCACATCTTTCGGTGGGGTGTCTTTGTGATTGTGCGTCAGGGGAACTCTAAGTACCCGAGCCGCATCAGCAGTAACCGCAGGGTCACCATACATATTGTGTTCACGGCATAGTCTTTTGAACCGCTCCGCAACAGGAATCCATGTTTCACGTGAAACAGGTTCAGTCAGTGGCCAGTACACGTGAATACCACGCCCTGAATTTACGAGTGTTGGCTTCGGTAGTCTTACTGTTTTGCAGAACGTGCGTAGTGCTAGTAACGCGTCTGCTTGTGTTTCGTAGTCCTTTGACGGCCCACAGTCTAAATCTAAGAAGAACGACCTAAGTTGTTTTACGTTGGGTACTTTACGAGACCCCGCCTCTTCAAACGTACCGAGTGCAAAATAAGCGTCATAACCTTCGTTGTCCAAATTGTGGGCGGCATGGATAACTTCGTCGAGAGAACTGTAGAACTTCTGCACCTTGCGTTCGTCTGATAAACGACCCGCAAAGACACAGTAGAACCCAGCGTCTCCCAACACTGCCTCCAAAAATGTTTTAGTTTCCATATCCGCCGATAGTTAAAGTGAATGAGATAACCGAAAGGTGGGGGTACTAACCGCTCGTCCGCAAGCATGTTGCACGGCTTTCCCCCCCAAATTTTAGTCGTCCCAATCACCCACGATGTCGGCAATATCAGACTTCTCAGCCGCAGGGGTTGCGGCCTTCTTTGTTACCTTGATAGGCTCTTCCACTACTTCCTCGGCTTCGACCTTGGCGGGTGCGGCTTTGGGCTTTGGTGCGGGGGCAGGTGCGGCTTCAATGGCTTTTGGTGCGGGAATCACACCATCCATCTGAGACACGTTCAACGTGATTGCCTTGATGGTGTCAGCGTGGTCACGCATCTCCAAGGCGGCTTTCAACTCATGCTCTTCCAATGCACGTACTGGCTTGAAGATCAACTTGGGTGTTGCGCTGTCAATGTCAAAACGCATCTCGGTCACGATGCTAATGGCATGTGTGTTGTGTGCCTTGAGGTAGCGACCATAGGCTTGCAGTGGCATCTTCTTACCTTCTGCATCACCGAACACAGATGTTGATGGCAGGTTGATTTGATAGACTTCTTGCTTGTCCAACTCGCTCTCGATCATCACAGCAATACGCTGTTGGAATCGGCATGCACGGCCTTCGCCACTTGCGGCAGAACCCTTAACGTGTTGTGGGCAGTCCTTGCAGAATGACGCCTGACGCTGATCTTGTGGAACAGCGGAGTCGGGGCGTTGGGTATCAGACGACCAACATGTTGGCTTCGTGATCTTGCCCTTTTGGTACACGCCCTCAAAGAACATACGGGATACGGGTGCGGCATTGACCAACACGACGTTCATTGCACGATCTTCACTGACGCGAACTTCTTTACCGCCAATGAATTCGCGGAACGCACCGCCCTCAATGGAGATGCGACGATTGCCGCTACCTGTGCTACCTGCAAGGGTGCTTGTCAGGTTGTCTTCGATACCGCCAAGCAGTGCAAGGGCGGCGTTGTTAGGCTTACCAAAAATTGTTAATTCGCTCATTTCGTTCTCCGGTTAAATATCTTTATCAGTTGTTTCAAAATCAAGTTCAAGTTGGACGGGTAGTCCCACATCAGGTTCAATCATCTTCACGTCGTCCTTGGGTTTGCTAGACAGGGCGGCTACCACTTGGGACACATTGAAACGATAGGTGTTGCCTACCTTCACGTATGTATCTTTGGGGATATAGCCCTGACGCAACCAAGCACGTACAGTTGAGACTGAGACTGTGAAGTGTTTAGCCAACGCTTCGATTGGCACAAACGGCTCTGTCATCATTTCCTCCGTACAGTTATGGTGTATTCGCTATCCACGTTGAGTCCCGGTGGTAGCAGGTCGGGATTGGCCTCAAGGAACTGTTTCATGTTTCCCTGATGCAAACGCTCATGTAGAAGTTCGGGCACGCCCTGCTCTACAATAAATTTACGCATGGACTCCCAATCGTTCGTCCAATAGTTTGACTTGACAGTGCGGTAGAACAAACCTTCTTCCGTACGCACACTCTCAATGTTCTGTTCCTTGCAGTACACAAGTAAAGCCGCTTTGACTTTGTCCATCTGCGCCTTGAGAATCTTCTCCCCTTCCTCATAGGCGATACGGGCTTCGTCGTGCTTGGCCTTCATCTTCAAATATACCTTGACCAATTTTTCCACTGGTACTTTGGCTGTTTCTTCTGTCATCTTCGTTCTCCGTTTGGTTATTGGAATCTTTATTATAGTGGCTATTTATCCTTTATTCAAGTATTTCTTTGTAAAGATCAACTATTTTTGTGTGTACGTCTATTTTATTATCTAATAAGTTGTAAACGTGTCTTTCTACACCTGACCCCACAAGCTGTACCACTGTTGTTGGGTGTCGCTGGCCTGATCGGTGAACTCGGGCGTTGGCCTGTGCGTACGTCTCAAGGGACGAGGTCGGCCCCCACCACACCACAGTATCTGCGGCAGTCAGGGTTACGCCATGGGCGGCTGACTGAGGTTGGATGACAAGCACCCGTGTGTCATTGGGGTCGGTTTGGAATCTGTTGAAGATGTCGGTGCGTTTGTTCAAGGGCACATCACCACTGATTACTTCTGTCTTGATGCCCTCGGCATTGAGTTTGTCTGTCAGGATAGTGATCACGCTCTTAAAGGGTACAAACACCAAAACCTTTTGGCTTGCTTCCTCGATAACTTCTCTCAGTACGGCATAGCGGTTCTTGATGTCAAACTCGATGGTCTCGCCCGTGTCGGTGTACACCGCACCACAAGATATTTGCAGGAGTTTGCTCATGTTCACGGCAGCATTGACTGACGTAATTTCCTCCCCTGCGGCTTGCACCACCATACGCTTCTTGAGCAGGTCGTAGTACTTTTGCTGTTGCTTGGTCAACTCGACTGTACGCTTGACGTACGTCATCTCGGGCAGGTCTAGGCACTCTTCCTTGGTGAACCTGATCGCAGGTTGCAGGGCGTTGAATACTGTGCTCGTTGCGTTCTCTTTAGCCATCCATTTGAAGTTGGTCAGCTTGAGCATGACCATATCCCTGAATGATGAGAAGAAACGGGGCACACCTTGGGGGTTGACTAACTTAGCCAAGCCGTAGGCATCTAGGGGCGACTGAGCGGCAGGGGTGCCTGTCATCATCCACAACCACGTATCGGGCTTGACCAAGCCGTTGAGCACCTTCCACCGCTTCGTCATGCTGTTCTTGTAGGCGTTGGCCTCGTCGACAACAATCAGATCAAACCCACCCCGTGAGATGTCATCAGCAACGATCTCAACACCATCGTAGTTAATGATCACGAATTCTGCTGTGCCGTTGATAACCGCTTGGCGTTTGTTCTTCGCGCCATAGGCAATGTCCACCGAGCGGTGCATGGCAAACTTGAATAGGTCGGCTCTCCATGCGGAGTCCATGATGGATAGGGGGGAGATGACTAACACACGTCGAATACGCTTCTGTTTAAGCAGGTAGTCTGCCGCCCAAATGACTGAGCCTGTCTTGCCTGTGCCCTGCTCGTTTAAGCAGAACGCACGTTTGTTGAGTGTCAGGAAAGCGGCTGTTGTTTTTTGGTGATCAAAGGGTTTGTACTGACCCGGCCAGTTGTACTGTCCCAAGATGGGACTAGGCACACCTTTGATCTTAAGGTTGCGCAGAACTTGGGCTTCGTCCAAACCCCACTTGACAACAACTTGGTTGTTGGATAGTTCTTTGCTTTTCGGAATGACTGTAGTGACACGTTGCGGGTTGCGCAGTGTCAGCAACAATGCTTTGTTGTCTATTATTTCCAATTCGTTCTCACTTATTTTTTATAAAGGCATATCGAGCAGAATGGGGTGTCCCGTTCTGCTCGATGTACCAACTCTCTCTTTGTCAGTTCCTACGCGAAAGTTATTACGTATGCTGACTGGTGCGGTTAAAGGGTTGAAAACAATCAACTAGAAACACCCCGAACGGCACACTCACACCTTACTGCCGTTCTATTAAATTTCAATTTAGCGCATTACTGCGACAAAGTCAACTAGGTTTTTTACCACCCGCTTCGCGAACGCTGTGGCCGTTACGTGCTCGGTTCTTTGCAGGTGTCAGCAGACGTATGCCCGTCTTGTTGGAGCCACCCTTTGATAGCATCTTGACGTGGTCAATGTCCTTGCCTTCGCGCTTGTCGGCCTTGCCGTTCCCATTCCTATCGGGGGAACTGGCATCCATCTTTCTTCGCGCACGTTGGCGTTCCATTCGCTCGTCGAGTTCGCCACGCGCCTTCTGCTTTTCGTACTCGTGTTTGTAAGGTCTAGGTGATTTGGTATATGGCATCATGCCCTCCCGTTATGTGAACAACTTAACACCACACAATGTTTCTTGCACAGCCCTGACGGGCGGGGGTTCCACACATTACTGGTGTACGCAAACTTCATCCGATCATAATCCCTAAGCCACTTCTGCCACAAGACCGGCTCGTCCTCTTTGGAGTAACTTGCCTTGGGGAATGACCGCGCAATGACAAACAGCAACCCTGCGCGTACCCGCGTGATCTCGGGAAAGAACTTGAATATAGCCAAAGCCATGAGTTCCAGTTGCCCCTTGTCAGCGTACTTGTCAGACTTGCCTGTTTTGTAATCAAGCACCCGCGCCTCACCCTTGTCTCGGTCAAGGATGATCAGGTCAGCGATACCCCGCCACCATACGTTCGGGGCTTTGAAATCACACGGCTCAAGGTTCTCGGTAAGCCCCATCTCGAACTCACATAACTTCTCACCATGCAGTTGGTTAAGGTTGTCCAGCGCCCCCTTCGCGAACTTAAACGGCTCGGGTAGGGGGGTGCCATCTTTGATGTAGAACTCAGCCGCCTCGTGGAAACGTGTTCCATAGTGCATGGCCTCCGTCTCCTGCTCCTTGAAGTCCTTGACCACCTTCAAGTGGTAGTACTTCTTAGGGCACTGCTCGAATGTCTTGATCGACGAGAACGACCATGCGGGTAGTTTGTTCATGCTTCCCCTCCTGATTCTGCCCATCGCACCGCCTTGTGTGCCAAAAACAAACCTTCTGCACAAGTCAGTCTTGACGAGCGTACATAAATCTCTCCGTCTCTGTACCCAATAATAATGACATCAGTCAGGTCTCCGTCTTCAGCGTCTACTAACGCAGAAGCAAGGGCTTGTTCTGCGGTCATGTTCGTACTTGGCGGTAATCGTAATAAGTTGCTCATACTTTCTCCTTCATGCCCCACCATGCGTCAGCGGCTTTTTTGACCATCTCTTTGTCATACCCTTTTTCCCACAAAAACTTCATGATGATTGCAAGGGCTTCTGTCCTAAGTGCGGTGACCTGTTGTTGAATCATATTGATTTCGTCTCTAGTCATTAACAATCTCCGTATGACTTGCCATAGCCTGACTCACAATTCACGGGCAGCCCAGTGGCCCATTGAGGAACCCAACGCATACACGTTTCCACGTACAACTTGGCTTCCTCGACCTCAGC